ACATAAGTCGGCAATTGTTCACGTCGGAGGCCGTTCCACACGCGGGGGAACGGCCTCATAACATTTGCGGCCAGCGGGATTGTCGTGATCGCAGGGATGTCCGCTATCGCCACAAGGGTACGCCTCGCAAGCACACTCTAGGCAATTACCCCGCGCTCGATCTGGCCCAGGCCCGCGAGGCCGGTGCCAAGGCGTTGCGATCGGTTGCCGAAGGCGGGGACCCTGGCGCGGAAAAGCAGCAGGCTCGATCCGAACTGCCGGACACCGTCGGCGCTGTCGTCGCCGAATTCATCGCAGCTCACGTCAAGCGCAATAACCGGCCGCGCACCGCCGAAGAGACCGAGCGTTTGTTCAAGCTGCATGTGCTGCCGCATTGGCAAAATCGCCAGATCAAGTCGATTACCCGCCGCGACGTTCATGCTCTCCTTGACCGCATCATTGCTGGCGGCTCGCCGGTTGCTGCCAATCGGACCTTCAGTGCGGTGCGGAAACTGTTCGGCTGGGCGCTGAGCCGCGACATCGTGGAGACCATGCCAACCGCTGGCGTGGCCCGCCCGACCGAGGAGAAATCACGCGATAGAACCCTGAGCGACGGCGAACTGAAATCGGTCTGGCGCACCGCCGCTAAGGTCGGATTTCCGTTTGGCCCGCTGGTGCAGCTCCTCATCTTGACTGCAGCTCGGCGCGACGAAATCGCCGGTCTCCGCTGGTCGGAAATCGTGGAAATCCTTTCCGACCGCGCCGTGATCGTACTGCCGGCCGAGCGCACCAAGAATGGCGTGCAGCATGAAATTCCGCTCAGCGCCCTCGCCATTTCGATCTTGAAGTCGCTGCCACGCATCAACGGCAGCGCCTTCGTGCTGACCACCAACGGGGAAGCCGCGTCGTCCGATTTTGGCAAGAAGAAACGCAAGCTCGATGCGCTGTTGCCGTCGGACATGCCGGGTTGGACGCTGCATGATCTTCGTCGAACCGTGGCAACCGGCATGGCAAAGCTCGGCATTGGCCTGCCGACGATCGAACGATGCTTGAATCATGTCGGCGGCAGCTTCGGCGGCATTGTTGGCGTTTATCAGAAACACGAATTTTCTGAGGAAAAGAAACGCGCGTTCGACGCCTGGGGGCGCCATGTCGAGGAGCTGGTGAGCGGCAAAACGAAAACGGCGAATGTAGTCGCGCTAGGCAAGCGACGGCGCTAAAGTTCAATGGCCCGGCGGTGCTGCAAACACCGCCGGGCCTTATCGCAAACCCCTCACTGTGCCGAGCGAGGAGCATGCCACGCAAAGATACTGAGCCGTCCAAGGCGGCGCAACGACTCGCCGAAGAGCTCAAACGGCTGGCGGATGATCCCGATCACCCACTCCGAAAAATTGGCGGCGTAAACCCGCCTGATGACCATCCACTCCGAAAAATAAACCGAGAGCTAGCAAATCTTCCCGAGGATCATCCGTTTCAAAAAATGTTCCGAGACGCGCAGCGAGCGGCGCAGCGTCTGGCCGAGCGCGACGAGCTAGAACGACGCAAACTCGAGGCTAAGGCAAATACGGCCGTTAAGAAGAAAACCAAACCGCCACTGAAAATTCTTCATCTCGACGAAGCACTCAATGCGCTGGAAGTTGCCCGACGCAATGATCCGGGATTGCGCACCAGTCTTAAAGCCGCGGCTAATTGGATCATGACCGATAAGAAACACGGCGTCCGAGTGCTCGATATCGATGAGGGCCGCGAAGTCCCGCTATCCGATACCCACCGGCGCACCCTCGAACGTCGAATCCTAGACCGATTTCCCGACACGGGCCGTAAACGAGGATCTCGATAAAGCTGCGGCCCTGAGATTTGTCGTTTCGACAAATCTCCTCTCCGAGATTTGTTGTTTCGACAAATCTTCACACCGAAATTAGTCGAACGCATTTCTTCCATCTGAGAACCGCGCCGCTAGTGTCTCGCAAAACGGTGACACTAGGAGCGACTTGCGTGAGCGAACAGATAAAGAGCGACCGCGGTCCTTTTCATCCCGCCAAGAAGGTCCGCGAGCGTTACGACATCGCCGATCGCACTTTGGATCGGTGGCTCCAAGATCCGGCAATGAATTTTCCGCGGCCGCTGGTGATCAACCGCCGCCGCTATTTCTCAGATCCCGAACTGACCGAATGGGAGCGTAAGCGCGCTGCTAGCGCGGCGTGGTCGGTTTCGTTGGCGCGATCGCCGTCGGCGCCGGCGGATGTTTCGAAAACTGACGGCGGAAACGAGACCCCGGAAGGCCGATCACTAGCAGGTGCGTAGGCGCTTCCGGGGTCACCAAAGAAAGCACCACTAATGGCGTTAGATATTCGAGTGCGTGCCGTCGATCAAGGCCGCGTTTTTGATGTCGACGATCCCGATCGGCACGGCAAAATCATCAAAGAGGGGGAGGAGCAATCCGAAGTTCGTTTTGATGACGGCGCGGAGCGTGTCGTTCCGAATGCTCACCTGCGTCAGGTCGGAGCCACCTTCGTCAATACGATCCTCGATGCGTTGCCCGGCGCCAAGACCGATGAGTTGACACAGGTCAACTCATCCAACCCGACCTCCGAAGACACCGTCATTCACCGCGGCAAAGAGGCGTGGCATCGACTGCGCACTCACATGACGTTCGAGGACTGGAAAGCCGTCGGCAAGGCCTGTTCCATCGGTCAGGCCACGGCGATGCGCGACGCGCACGCCAACAAGCCGAAGGGGCGCGGCTACAACGCTGCAATCTTGGCCTGGGACAAGAAGCACGGCTTTGCCGATCTGGATAAAGGCGTGCGCAGCCGTCTGCTCGATGTGATGAGTCACCTCGCTGGGATCGAGGCCGAGCTGGCAAAATTGTCGGATACGAAACGGCAGGAGCTCAATCACCCGAATGCGGTGTGGCGATTCTGGAAAAGGGTGACGAAGCCACCAAGCACTGAGCAAAGAACATCACCAGTTCAGAAACTCAAAGACAGCATCGTCGACCTTCAAGAACAGAATGACCGCATGCGCCGCGAGATCGATCGCGGCGGCGGTGATATTTGGAACAGCGATGATCGTCCGCGCGACATCGCCAAAATCATTCTCACCAAACTCACCAAGTCCAAGGCTGAGAAAGTTGCGCGCGAAATTCTCGCCGCAGTGAAGGGAGCAGATAAATGACGGACCGAACCACCGCGCAGCAAACCACGACCGACGCTCTTCTCGAAAGGACGGTGTGCGAATTTCTGGTCCTGCGATCATTACTCGATCCCGCTAGAACCCGGCGCATCTCCAAAACCAAAGCCGAGAAGCTCGCGCGCGAAATAGTCGCAGAATTGAACGCGGCGATAGCCGCCGGCACAATCAAGCCAAATGAAGGACAACCAAAATGACTTCCATCGAAGAAATAACTGCGCTCATCAAACAAATCGAGAATGCCGAACCGTTGATCAAATCGGTGGAAGAGCTCGCCGTTGATCAGGACGATATGGCGGCGTGGGACAGTCTTGTCGCTCTCGCCCAAGCCGCTCAACACATGATCGACGAGCACATCTATTACGACCGTGCCTCGTTTCACGACTGCTTCAACTACTCGGTTCAACGACAACAAGCCAAAGTGCGCGGTTTTGAGACTGATCCGTGCATCGAGTGCGGCAACTATACCCTCGTGCGCAGCGGCATGTGTCGCTCGTGTCGGACATGTGGCGCGGTAACCGGAGGATGTGCGTGATGGATAAGCAAACGTGATGGATAAGCAAACGTGGACGTTCCATACAGCAATCCGCCGCAGAAAGTTTCGAGTCGAGGTTGGATTCTCTCCCGACTGGAAGAAACCTGCAGAAGTCTTGATCGAGTGTGCGGAGGCAGCAGCTAGCGCCGAGTTTAAGGAAGTAGTGCGTGATGGCGCAAAGCTTTTATCGCTCGTGTTGCAGCTCGACGTGCCTTTGGAAGAGCTCCGCGACGCGGTGTTACGCAATCCCGACAACACACCGGAGACGATCCTCGGTGCAATTGTTGATCGTCTGAGCTCGCTACACCAAGGGCAAAGCCATGAAAACTGATATGGCCAAAGCCGAAGTGACCCGCACTGTTCGCGCCGTGCTGAAGAAGACCTTGCCCGATGTGAAATTCTCGGTGAGCACCAATTACGACGTGGAGATTAGCTGGGACGATGGCCCGGAGCGCACCCAAATCGAAACCGTGCTTATCGAGGCCGGCCTCGCCAAGCACGAGCCATCCTATCAGTATCCGCGCATAGGGCACCGGACGATTTGCCTGCTTCGCTATAACGCGGCGGAACGCGCGGCTACGGAACGGCGCTATGAGGAGTCCCGCCAGAGAGAGCAGCGTGTAAGCGAACTCGTCCATGAAGCACAACAAATCAGGCATAGAATCCTCGCTGCTCCGCCTGAGTTGCAAAGGCCGCTCAATAGAGACGTCGGAGAAGCGGCGCAGGACGCTTTCGAGACTTTGCGGCAGCGCGTCGAAGTTGAAGTCGCGCGCGGCTTCAAGCACGAACGCCGGCCGACCTGGGCGCCGCCTTTACTGCTCGAGGGCGAACTGCTCGAGCTTTGCCTCGCGCTCGGCTATTTGACGCCGGAAGACAAGCCGATCGCGCGCTTGTGGGCGACGTTTGCCGATCCGAAACAGGTTGGCAGTTATTTTCGCGAACGCATCAGCAAGCACGCCCTGAGCGGAATTACCTGCCGCGGCTTTCAGTTGTTTGCCGGCGCCGAGCGGCAAAACTCATTATCGATTTTATTCGAGTCGCAGAAAGATAAGAACGGCTGGCGCTTCGGCCCATGGACTCGGCTGGCTGGCTATTCGGAATCGCGGCGGTCCAGTGACCGGAAGTGGGAAGACCTCACGCGTTCACGAATCCGGCTGCAGGAATTAGACCCGGAACAAGCGGAAAAGCTGGCGAAGGAAATCGCTGCGCTCGAAGCCGAAGACTTCAAATTAGCCGAGGCTTTTCATGCGAAACAGCGACGGCGTGCACGCGTTCTCGAATTATCACGGTCGCGCGTTCTCGACTTCGTCGGCGCCCCGGACGCGCAGATGCAACTAGCCGGTCGGCTGTGCGGGCATTGCTGTGTCTGTTTCAAGGAATTGACCGATCCGATCTCGCTCGAGCGCGGCATCGGTCCGGACTGCTACCAGAATGAAATCAATTCCGCGCATGATGCCATCGCTTATTTGCGCGAGCAGCATTGCGACATCACCCCTGAAAGCGTCGCCCGCTTAACGAGGCAACCGCTCGCCTTCGTGACGGCGGTATTGCAGCAGCGTGCGGCGCAGGCGGCGGAGTGATTGTAATGATCTCGCTCGCCAACATTCATGAAGCCACCGCGACGCTGCCGCCGCGCGTGCTGGTTCACGGCCAGGAGGGCGTCGGCAAGACAACGCTGGCGGCAAAATTCCCATACGTCGTCTTTTTGCAGACGGAAGACGGTACGCCAGCCGGATTGAAGCTTTCGACATTTGGTCTGTTGTCGACCTATGCCGAGGTGCGTGACGCGCTCGCAGCACTCGGCAATGAGCCGCACGTTTTCAAGACCGTCGTGCTCGATAGCCTCGACAAGCTCGAGGGGCTGATATGGGCAGACGTTTGCATCACCAACAACTGGCCATCAATCGAGGCGCCAGGCTACGGCAAGGGCTACGTCATCGCCGATAAGTGGTGGCGCGATTTTCTTGCCGCGCTGGATTGGCTGCGTCGCGAGCGCGGCATGATCATCGTGTTGCTGGCGCACAGCGCCATTGAGACCATCAATGATCCGCGCGCGCCGACTTATACGTCCTATCAGCTGCGCTTGCATAAGCGGGCTCGCGGGCTGATTGCCGATGAGATGGACCTGATCGCCTTTCTGGCCACTGACGTCGCGGTGGTCAGCGAGGAGGTCGGCTTCAACAGGAAGCGCAGCCGCGGCCAAGGCGGTCCCGCACGGTGGCTGCATACCGAAGGTCGTCCGGCTTTTGTCGCCAAGTCGCGCTTTGAACTGCCAGCGAAAATTCCATGTTCCAAAGATTTTGACGTCGGCACTGCGCTGGCGTCGATTTTCCCGAAGGTCGCACCGGGAAAAGCAGCAGTGCGATCAAAACAAACAGACAAGGAGCTCATATGAGCGACGAGTTTTATTTCGATCCAGAACAACAAGAGGGCTCAAGCTTCGAGCCAATCCCGAAAGGCGAATACACCGCCGAGATCATCGAGGCCGAGATTCGCCAGCCGAGATCCGGCGATGGCCACATGCTGGCGCTGATCTGGAAAATCATCGACGGCGACCAGGAAGGCCGCCAGGTGTGGGACACGCTTTGCTATCAGCACAGCAACCAGACGACGCAGGACATCGCCCGGCGCAAGCTGAAGGACCTTTGCACGGCGCTCGCCATCACCGAGCAAGTGACCGATCCTGAGGTTTTCAAATTCAAATCGGTGCGGGTGCGGATTGGCATCCAATCCGACAAGTACGGTCAGTACGACGACAAGAACCGGATCAACCGCATCCTGCCGCTGCAGGAGGCGCAGGCGGAGGCACTGGAAGCGGCGTCGTCGAAACCAGCGAAACCGGCGGCCGCACAGCCGGCAGGTGCCGCACCGAAACCGGCGCCGAAGCCGACGAACGGGCCCGGGGCGGCGCCATGGAAGCGGCCGGCGGCATAGTCATGCAGTTGCGCCCGTATCAACAGGCGGCGCTGGCAGCGCTCGACGCCTATTGGGAAGCCGGTGGTGGCCATCCGCTCTGCGTGCTGGCCACCGCCACCGGCAAGTCGGTGCTGATCGGCAAGCTGATCGCCGACATTGCCGCAGACTTCCCGGCGTTGCGCACCCTGGTGCTGGTGCACGTGCGCGAGCTGCTGGAGCAGAACCGCGACGAGCTCCTAAAGGTCTGGCCTGACGCGCCCTACGGCATCAATTCCGCCGGGCTCGGTGAGCGCAATTGGCAAGCGCCTATCGTGCTCGCCAATGTGCAATCGGTCTGGCGCAACCCGCAGCGACTCGGCCGGCGCGATCTGATCATTATTGATGAGTCCCATCTCGTGCCGCACGACGGCGACGGCATGTATCGCAGCGTGATCACCGAGCTGCGCGAGCTCGAGCCGATGCTTCGCTTCGCCGGCTTCACCGCCACGCCTTACCGCCTCGACAGCGGCCGGCTCGACGAGGGCGACGGCAAGATCTTCGACGACATCGTTTTCAATTACGGCATTGCCGAAGGCATCCGCGACGGCTGGCTGGCGCCACTGTCGTCCAAAGCGACCGCCGCCAAGATCGACGTCTCCGGCGTGGCGGTGCGCGGCGGTGAATTCATTGCCGGCGCATTGGAGGACGCTGCCGACGACAGCGCCGTGGTCAACGCCGCCGTCGACGAGATCGTCGCCCGCGGCCGCGATCGTCGCTCTTGGCTGTTGTTTTGCTGCGGCGTTCGCCATGCCCAGCATGTCGGTGAGGCGCTGCGCGAGCGCGGTGTCGTCGCGGCGACGGTCACTGCTGAAACGCCCAGTGAGGAACGCAAGGCGATCATCGCCGCGTTTCGCGCCGGAGAGATCCGCGCCCTCACCAACGTCAATGTCTTGACCACCGGGTTCAACGTGCCAGCAGTCGATCTGATCGCGATGCTGCGGCCAACATTGTCAACCGGGCTTTATGTCCAGATGGTCGGCCGCGGCACTCGTAAGGCCGACGGCAAATACGACTGCCTGGTGCTGGATTTTGCCAGCAACGTGATGCGCCACGGGCCGGTCGATCGCGCGGAAGGCACTACCGACAACGGTAAGGCTGCTAGTGGCGTCAAAGTCGACACCGTCGCCGCCAAGCGTTGCCTGGAATGCGGGGAATTGATCGCGCTGCGCGCCGCCGAATGCGTCTGCTGTGGGCACGAATTTCCGATCGAGAAGCCGAAGGTAAAACATGCGGCGACTGCCGATTGGGCACCGATCATGGGCGTGTGCACTGATTGGCTGCCAGTAACTGAAGTCAGCTTCCGCTCGCATACCAAATTTTCCGATCCGTCGGCGCCGCCGTCGCTGCGTGTCGAATACCTGTGCGGGCTGTCCCCTTACGCCGAATACATTTCGCTGCAACGTGCCGGCTATGCGCGCGAGATGGCGGAGCGGTGGTGGTACGCCATGGGCGGCTATGCGCCAGTGCCATTTACCGTGGCGCAGGCTTTGGAACGCACCGATGAGCTGAGCGACGTACTCGCCATCATGGCGGTTCGCGACGGCAAATATTGGCGAGTCGTTGAGCGCCGTCTGCGGCGTTCCGACGGCTCCGAGCTGGAAGTCAATCGCCATTATCGTTGCGTCATCACTCCTTGCTCGCCAACGACGCCACCACCGATCAATGACGAGGTCCCCTATTAGTGAGGATGTCGTCAAACGTTTCGCCACAAAGGAGCCGACGCTGTGCGCAGTGTGTCACCGCCATGCGGTGTGGCTCGGCTATCACGCCGGCAAACGTACGCCGATTGTGTGGCTGTGCGACGACAACGACTGCCACGCTGCCGCAAAGCATGTCTATGCCATGACCAAACAAATCCTCGACGACTACGAAATTGGCGCCGCGCTCGAAGCCGGCCGCGGGGCTGGAGCCTTTTTGGAGGAGCTCGGCACCACCGATCTATCCAAACTGACTCCCGCGCAATGGCGGGAATTTCTGCGCCGCATCGTCGTCGGCTACGAGCACACGCTGCGCGACAAGATTCTCAACCATGAACCGCCGTTTTAGAAAGGAGCAACGCGCGTGGGCGCCTATGCGGAAATCGGCGAGCCTCTGATCGAGCGCGGCTTTGGTGCGATCCCGATCATTCCCGGCACCAAGCGGCCAGGGTTTTTTCATGCCGGACAATGGCTCGGTTTGGCCAATTGGCAGCGGCGTTTCCGTAAGCGAGTGCCGTCAGAGAGCGAACGCCAGCGCTGGGCCGCCGGCGACACCGGCGTCGGCATTATCACCGGTCCGGCCAGTCAGGGTGCTGTGGCGATCGACATCGACACCGACGATCCAACGATCATGCGGGCGATCATTGCCGTGTTGCCGCCGACGCCGGTCAAGAAGAGGGGCGCCAAAGGTGAGACGCTGTTTTACTGCGCTCCAGCGATCACCGCGTCGATGAGCTGGAGCATCGATGGACATCGCGTCGTCGATCTGATCGGGCCAGGTCGACAAACGGTATTGCCGCCGACTATTCATCCCGACACCAACCAGCCCTATGTCTGGACCGGCGCCGAGACACTGATCGAGATCGCACCCGACGAATTGCCGCAGCTCGACGCCGACGTGGTCGACAAAATCTCGGCGGCGCTGGCGCCGTTCGGTTATCGGCCGCCGGAGGCGAAACCCGCCAGCGATAGCGACGAGCAAAGCCCGCACCGTGAGCTCAATGAGCTGGCGTTGGCCGATCTCACTGCCTGGGTGCCGGCGCTCGGGCTTTATCGCTGCCGGCGCAGCAAGCGCGGTTTCGAGGCGGTGCCGATCTGGCGGCCGTCGACCACTGGCCGGCTGCCGGAGCAGCGCCACCTCAATCTGAAAATCGTACCCGAAGGCATTCGCGATTTCGGCGCCGACCAGGGCTACACGCCGCTCGATCTGGTTATGGCGGCGCAAAACTGCGATCTGCAAACCGCTTGGCAATTCTTGAGCCAGCGACTCGGCTTCGCACCCCAACAGCCGGCGATCGAGCTGCAGATCACACCGACGCAGGCGGAAACACCGGCGTCCAATCTGATCGATGCCCTGCAGCCGCTGACCAAGGTGCCGGGCATCGTCGGTGATGTCGTCGACTGGATCGTCGCCACCGCGCGGCGGCCCAACCGGGTCCTGGCGCTCGGCGCTGCGATAACCTTGGTCGGGACCTTAATCGGTCGCCGCGTCGCCGGTCCGACGCGCTCAGCCACGCATCTCTATGTTGTGTCGGTCGGTCCAACCGGCTCCGGCAAACAGCATTTATTCGACAGCACCACTGCACTGATGAAGGCCGCCCGCGCGCAGAGCCATATCGGCCCCGGCGAATTCATTTCGATGCCGGCGGTGGTCAATTTCATCATGCGCAAGCCGCTGGCGCTTTGCCTGCAGGACGAATACGGCGCCTTTCTTCGCCGCATCACTAGCAAGAAGGCGTCCGGGTTCGAAAATGCTATCAGCAAGATCTTACGGACGCTGTGGGCGACGTCGTTTTCAGCGATGGCGACGGCGGAATGGGCCAGCCGGGAAATGAAGATCATCCAGTCGCCGGCGATCTCCATTCTCGGCCTGTCGACACCCGATGAGTTTCATAGCGCGCTGCAAGGTGACAGCGTGGACAACGGTTTTCTTAATCGCTTTCTGGTGCTTAGTTCAGATATTCGTGCCTCAGACATCGAACCCCAATGTCAGCCCGGCAAGGTGCCAAAGCAGCTCAGTGCGGCGCTGCGCAATCTCTATCTATGGTCCGGGCCGCGCAGCCTGCTGCAGATCGATAATCCCGAAATTGCCTTTGAACCGCAGGTGTTGCCGTGGGCGAGCGAGCAGGCTGCGGCATGCTATCGCGATTTTGAGCGCTTGCGTGATGAGCATATGGACGATGACCCGGAGCTGAAACCTTACATCGCGCGCGCCGGCGAGATCGCCGTTCGGCTTGCCACTATTCGCGCGGCTGGTCGCGGGGGGCCGGGCACCAGTGTCGATTGCTCGGATATGGAATGGGGCGTCGCAATTGCCTGGACCGCCGGCCAGGCGCTCGCCGAGACAGCGATGCAATTTATTCCGGAAAATGAACGCAGTATCTACGGCGATAAGATCGTCAGGCTAATCCGGCGGCGCGGTAAAATGAAAGTGCGGGATATTCAGATTTACATTAGTGGCCGACTCCGATCGAGCGAGATCAAAGACATCCTGGCGCAGCGGATCGAGACCGGCGAAATCGAATGGACGGTCGAGGGGTATAGGACGATCAAACAGTGATGATTGTTTGTGAATGTTTGAAGGCTGTTTGCCAAACAGAAATATTCAGAAATATCCCGATAAAATCTATATATTCATATATATGTTTGTATGTTTGTAGTAGGTATATCTATTGTCTCCAATTATTTGGGGTGTGTATATATAGCAAACAACACAAACAATTTGGGCTTTCTATTTTTTCAATCGGATTTTCAAAAACTTAGTCATGGCAGCTTTGTTTGTAATTTTGTTGGTTGTTTGTGTGCAAACATTTTGATGAACGCTCCGCCCCTATGCGCCGTACAGCGCTCCGGATCCGGTCGCTGGCTGGTCTGGGCACCCACCGACGATTTTCCCTGCGCGCCGGCGGTCCGCCTCGTTGCCGTGTTCGACGAACCGGCGTACGCCAGTGCTGAGAAACGCCGAGGCGGTGCTGTGATTCGCTCGTTCCGCTCCTGGCAATCACGGGTTCCGAAGACGCGGGCTGAGATCGACGACATCGCTTGGCCGCGTCAGGAGCTGCTGGAAATTGCCGATCTGCTTAGCCGTCTCGACGTCTGCCTGGCGCGTGAGCTCTTTGTCATTGGCCTGGAAGGCGGCAACCATCAAACAACAAACAAATAAAAGAACAAACAAATGGAATCGCAGGACCCAAACCAAACAAAGCCGCCGGGGGGGATGGTCGAAAAGGAGGGATACCCTCCGGCGGCGAGCGGCCCGCAGGCCCAAATTTGCTAACAAAAGAAATCTGTTTGCCGCGCTGGGGCTTTTCGCTTTTAACCGACCGCCCACAACCATCAGAGGCTCGAACCAATGCCCAGGAAATCCGCTGCCGCCAAGGTCATCCCGCTCAATACGACGCAGTTGCGTCCTCCGGCCAGCCTGCCGGCAACCGAGCGCGAATTGTTCGCCAGCATAGTAGCTGCAAGTAAGCCTGAGCATTTTCAGGCTTCGGATACGGCGCTGCTCGTGCAGTACGTTTCCAATATTGTCCTCAATGAGCGGGCGCACGACGAACTGCGGTCGGAGCCGC